AATTTCTCACGTAGCTGCAAAAGTAGCTGATAGAACAGAGAAAAGTATTTGGAGTGGAGCAACTGCAACAAGTGGACAATTTGATGGATTTACTGCAAAGTTAACTGCTGATGCAGATGTAATTGATGTAGCTGGTGCTGTTGGTGGTATAACCGCTGCAAACGTAATTGCTGAAATGGGTAAAGTAGTAGATGCTATTCCAACTGCAGTTTACGGACAAGAAGATTTAACATTATATGTTTCTTCAAATGTAGCAAGAGCATACATTAGAGCATTAGGAGGTTTCGCTGCAACTATTGGAGCAAATGGTTCTGATAACAAAGGAACTCAATGGTACAATGGTGGAGAGTTATCTTTCGATGGTATCAACATTTTCGTAGCAAAAGGTTTAGGAGACAACACTATGATTGCTGCACAAAAATCAAACTTATATTTTGGAACGGGTATTTTAAACGACCAAAATATCGTAAAAGTAATAGATATGGAAAATATTGACGGGTCGATGAATGTTAGGGTAATAATGAGATTTACTGCAGGAGTACAACACGTATTCGGTGGAGATATCGTTCTTTATTCTTAATAAATAATTAATAATCATTAAAAGGGGTGGGTATGCTTAATGCACATCTACCCTTTTTTATTTAAAAAAATATAAAAATATGGCTTGTTCATTAACAACAGGTAGAAAGGTACCTTGTAAGTCAGCAGTAGGTGGTATTAAAACTATTTATTTTGCTGATTATGGTACATTAGGCGATGCCACGATAGTTGCAGGAGAAATTACTGCATTAAGTGGTTTATCAATTTCTTGGTATCAATTTGATGTAAAAGGTAGTTCTGCTTTAGAAACTGCTATTAACTCATCAAGAGAAAATGGTACAACTTTCTACGAAAGTACATTAACTATGTCTTTAACTTTTCAAGATAAGGCAACACAAGAAGAATTAAAATTAATTGCACACGCAAGACCTCACGTAGTTGTAGAAGACTATAACGGAAACTATTTCTTATTAGGATTAGAACACGGAGCAGAGGTAACAGGTGGTTCTATTGCTACAGGAGCAGCAATGGGAGATTTAAGTGGTTACTCTTTAACGATAGTAGGACAAGAAACTGCACCTCCTTACTTTGTAACTCCTGCTGCAGTAACAGCAGATGCATCAGCAGTACAGATTGACCCAACTGCATAATAATTATTTCTATTTTTAAAAGAGGGGTATCTTAACGGATACCCTTTTTTTATTTTATATTATCTACACACACAAAAAATACTTTTTATTACTATATACTAATATGAAAGTTTTAACGACAAGTACAGATACACAAACTATAAAAGTAATACCACGAGATTATGTAGGAACTGTTACTTTAAAATTAAGAGATGACAGTACTAATGAGGTTACTACTGCGAGTGTAAATACTGTTACCGATAAGGATTATTTAAGCATTTCTTATGCGTTTAATCTAAAAGAGGGTAGGTATTATGATTTAACCCTTTTAAATGGCTCTAAAGTAGTTTATTTAGATAAAATATTCTGTACAGACCAAACAATAAACCAAGATACCAACGATTACTATTCTGTTAATAAAGATGAGTATGTAAGTAAGAGTGGTAATAACGATTATATAGTTTTATAATATGAATGATTTAAGAGTATTGAATTTATCAACTTATACAAGTCCTAAAATAAAGGAAACGAAAACAGATAACTTTGTTTCTTATGGAGAGGATAATAATTACTTTCAGTTTTTAATTGATAGATATAATGGTAGTGCTACAAACAATGCTATTATAAATGGAATGTCAGAAATGATATTTGGTAGAGGTTTGGATGCAACGGATAGCAATAGAAAACCTGAAGCGTATGCACAAATGATTACTTTATTTCACGATAATTGCGTAAGAAGATTATCATCTGATTTAAAGTTAATGGGACAATGTGCTATGCAAGTTATTTATTCTAAAGATAGAAAGACAATAGCAAGAGTAGAACACATACCAGTAGAAACATTAAGAGCAGAGAAGTGTAATGAGAAAGGAGAAATAGAAGCATATTATATGCACCCTGATTGGGCAAATTATAAAAAGAATGATACTTTAAAAAGGATTGAAGCATTTGGTTACGGAAACGAACCTATTCAGATTTATTATGTACAACCTTACAAGGCAGGTTATAAATACTATTCTCCTGTTGATTATCAAGGTGGAATTCAATATGCAGAGTTAGAAGAAGAGATTTCTAACTATCATTTAAATAATATTATGAATGGTCTTGCACCAAGTATGTTAATTAATTTTAATAATGGTACACCTGACCCTGAACAAAGACAATTAATAGAAAACAGAATATATCAAAAGTTTAGTGGTAGTTCTAATAGTGGTAAGTTTATTTTATCTTTTAATGATGATGCAAATACTGCTGCAAGTATAGAGCCAATTCAATTAAGTGATGCACATAACCAATACCAATTTCTTTCTGATGAAAGTATGCGTAAAATAATGGTAGCACATAGAGTTGTATCTCCAATGTTATTAGGTGTAAAAGATAGTAGTGGATTGGGTAACAATGCAGAAGAATTAAAGACTGCATCTTTATTAATGGATAACACAGTTATTAGACCATTTCAGACACTTTTAATAAATGCCTTTGATGAAATACTTGCTTACAATGATATTAGCTTAAACCTTTATTTTAAGACCTTACAACCTTTAGAATTTAAAGAGTTAGATAATGTAGTAGATGAAGAAACAAGAGAAGAAGAAACTGGTGTTAAGTTATCTAAAGAATGTAATTGCGTACATTTAAGCAAAGAACTATCTGAAAAGATAGATAATGCTGCTGATGAATTAATAAAGTCTGCAGATGAAGATTTAGATGATTGGGAGATGATTGAAGAAGTTGATGTTGATTATGAAACAGAAGAAGAACTTGATAAGCATATAAAAGAATTAAATAAAGAGAAATTAAGTTTATTATCTAAAATATGGAATTTTGCAAGTACAGGAACTGCAAGACCAAATGCAAGTAGTGAGCAAGATAAAAAAGTAGGAGAAACTTATTTTAAAGTAAGATATCGTTATACAGGTAGTCAATCTCCTGAAAGAACATTTTGTAAAAAGATGATGTCAGCAGATAAGTTGTATAGAAAAGAAGATATTATCAGAATGGGAGATATTCCTGTAAACGCAGGTTTTGGAATTGATGGTGCTGATACTTATTCTATTTGGAAATATAAGGGTTCTGTTTGGTGTAAGCATAAATGGAGTAGAGTTACTTTTAGAAGTAAAACAAAATCAATAGATACTAAAAGTCCTAATGCACCTAAAACATCTACTAATAGAGCAGAGAAAGAGGGTTATAGAGTTAGAAATCCAAAAGAGGTATCAATGATGCCAAATGATATGGTTGATGGTGGTGCGTATAACAAATAATAAGATATAAGATATGGCAACGGCATTATTTATAAATAGAACGGATTTAGTAAAGAACAGTATTCTTGATGGTAACACAGATACGGATAAATTCATACAGTTTATTAAGGTAGCACAACAAATAAACATACAGAATTATTTAGGTACTGATTTATACAATAAAATAAGTGCAGATATATTAGCAGGTACATTAACAGGAAACTATTTATCATTAGTAGAAGATTATGTACAACCTATGTTAATACATTATGGTATGATGGAGTACTTACCTTTTGCAGCATATCAGATAAAGAATGGTGGAATTAGTAAACACAATTCAGAAAATGCAGATGGTGTATCTAAAGAAGAAGTAGATTATTTAGTGCAGAAACAGAGAAACTTTGCTGAATATTATACAAGAAGATTTATAGATTATATTTCTTTTCACGAAGAAGATTTCCCTGAATACAATAGTAATAACAATGAGGATATAAGTCCTGACACAAATGATTTGTTTAACGGATGGGTGCTTACATTATCTTTATTATTAACTTTATGTATATAATGAAAATAACATATAAACCAAAACAATCTAATATAGTAAAGTTAGAGAAATATTTAACTAATAAAGAAAACAAAGAGAAAAATGGCAA